CGAGGATACATCACCGCAGCGAGGTGACGCTCATATCGTACTATGCACTCAGGTCTTAGCAAGCCTGGAAGAAGTGAGCTGCTGACTTTATCAGAAGTCAGCGTTACGATGTAGTAATACATCGTTGTACAGCGTGTTAAAGGCGAGTCGAACCTACGCTGTATCCCACACCATGACGACACGATTGGAGGTGCTACATGTCAATCAACCATGATACGGACCCTTTCACCCTGATTCCTGGGGTAGACAGGCTTCGTAAATACAACTCCCAAGCCAGAAGTAAGCGTTTGGCTGAGGTGTTGTCGTCGTTGAACAGAGCCGTTGTTAAACCAGCGACTGATGCTCATAACGTGTCATGGCTCCTTGATCTAGGCGTCTCCTTTAAGCCAGAGGAGAACCGAAGTGTCACAGGAGAAGACTGGGCGTTCGAATCCCTACGCAAGTACGGGAGACAGCTCACTACGGCCGGCATTCCGGTCGGAGGCGGACGACGTGCAAATCTACACCCAACAACAGGATCGACTGGAGGAGACGGAACCACCCAAGGTTCCATTGTACGTGCACGTGCCAGTGCCGAAAACCAAAGACGATCTGGATCAGTACAGTCCCAAGGATCTGTTCCTGGCGACTTACGCTCTCCACACAGGAGAACTACCTCCAGAGTTCGAGTCAATGGAGTTACGGCTAGCACCGTCAGCGGATCGCACAGTAGGGTTGCATACAGAGCAGCGCTTTCTTCGGTCCGTCGTGCACTCGGTGCTGTTGGCGGAAGGCGACGGGTTTTACCGCTGGAGGTCGTTGTGGACACGCTGGTCCATGACAATTCTTTCAGCAGCCTTCCTTATCTCAGCTCTAATGACTTGGCGAAAGCCAAGGGGTTACGACTGGCTGAACGCATACGCGCAGGAGAACGGGGTTTTGATCCTTATCTCTTCGGTCGCCGCGTTCAGTTTGGCGTTCGGGCTGATAATGGGGTCGTTAATCCAAAAACTAGGCTCGTTTGGATGGCGGCGATCGCTACGACTATTTTGGGTCAGAGTTATTCCGAACCAATTCAGGGTTCGCTGGCTCGAAAGCGTCCGTTCACGTGGGGTCTCACCTCTGCGGAACGCGGAGCGATAATCAGCTCAATGCGAGGATCTCATAGATTCTCGTATGAACTGGACTTCTCTAAGTTCGACGCGTGCGTCCCAGAATTCATAATCATGGACATCTTTAAATTGATGGCTGAGAAGCTTGATATGACAGATGTCGAAGAGGACTGTTACTGGCGTTACGCGAACGATTTCGTTCACTCACGCATCGTCATGCCTGATGGTTATATTTATCAGGTACACCAGGGCATTCCGTCTGGTGCCACGTTTACGTCATTGGTGGGTAGCTTGATTAACCTACTAGTTTCGAATTATTCGTGGTTTCGGCTTACAGGCAGAACTTTGTCTAATGAGCAGCTCTTGGTTATGGGTGATGATTCGCTAATCATGTCAGATCAAAGTCTTCAACTCGAGGACATTGCATCGATGGCTGCGGAACTGAACTTCACCGTAAACCCAGACAAGAGTGGCGTGAGAGATAATCGGGTTAAGGTTGACCCGAGTACGTCGCCATACTTCGTCGGTCACAACTGGCATAAGGGAAGGCCAAACCGACCGAAGCAGGAAGTCAAGAAACACATCTGGTTCACCGAGAGGCACCACGCTCCCGATAAGGCGTGGAGTCTTGTACGTCTCGGTGGATTCGCCCTGTCTAGCAAACAGGGTTACGAAGTGTTGCTTGAACTTATGGGGTTACGATATCAGACCCGTGATGTCGTGGCTTTACTGAGCCTCTACCTGTCAATGGTGAGGCATTCGGCGAGCGAGATCGAGTCCGGTCAATGGAGGGTGGAATGGCCTGGAGAAATTCGCAGGCGAATCTACGCTGAAGGGTGG